TCTGCTCATCTGGCACCAGCTCCAAAACCGTCATGGTCTGATCGCCGTTACCGAGCGAGACGGGACCGGACTCAGCGAAAGGCGTTGCCGAGTCGTAGGCATAGCCCACCTCATGCTCGTAGACGTATCCGTCAGACGACACAAACAGAGGATTGGCGAACACGCCTCTATCAGTTCCAGCGGTGCGAGCCATGTCGCCAATAGACCAATGGTTTTCGCGGTAGTTGTAGACGACATAAGAGTCGTTTTCATTCGATTGCGAAGACGGGTAGAACCACCAGATCTCGCCGAACTTGGAATTGTTGACTGCGTAGATCTTGCTTGCCTGCGTCATGTTCAGGTCTTGGAACACGAAATCAGAGACATCGCAGGGCAAAGGCTTGACATATCCGTCATATATCCAAAAGCCGGAGCGCGACATCCAAATCGCGGCAGTCTCAATCGCCGCCACGGATTGCGAGGAAATCACGCCGCAGGCCGAGCCAACCTTCTCAAAGCTGTAGACATATGGCAGTCCGATGTATGTAGCTGTGTGTACGTCAACATCGGTAAAGAGCAGATTCAAGCCGCGAACACGCTTGCCGCACTTGAGATCGCCGACGGTCGTCAGCTCAAAGTCTCCGGCCTGGTTCGTCGCGGCAGGCGTCCAAACGGTATTATTTTCCTGATCGCACCACTGCACCTTACGGGTGTTGCCGCCCGCGCCCAGAGCGAACACGAACCGCTCTGAGGTGACGAGGACTGCTTCATTGCCGGTAGGCGCGTTCGTGATCGCAGCGGCCAGCGTCGGCGATGCAAAGCCTAGTTGCCACTCGTAGAGCTTGCCGTCAGCATTTGAGCAGCCAACCAGATATTCTCCCCAGGTGTCCAGGCTCCAAGTCGTAGCCGGTGCAACAGAGCCAACATCAGGACGCGCCACGCCGTAGGCGTAAGAGCCATAAGGTCCGTACCCGTAGCCGATCTTCGCCACGGCGTCGGCAGAGCCAGAGGTAAAGCCTGACGGTGTAATGTCCTTGAGCGTCCCAGCCTCGTTCATGACGTAGAGCTTGGAATGCGTACCAGCAGAGATCCAGCGGCTGCCGCTGTTGTCACGCCAGTTGATGAAGCCTCGACAAGCGCCGGTCATCTGCGATGTGCTGCGCTTGCGCCACCCGCCGACAGGTCGCATAGTACCTTCGTACCAGCGCACCAGCGAGGCATCGTAGTAGCGCCCAGCCGACTGAAACTCGGTGCCGTTACGGTACACGCCTGGCGGGATCTTCAAAGGTATGTATGGCATAGCGTCACGCTGATCTGTTGGACATGAATGAGACTGTCACGATTATCGACGGAGTTGCCGGTATTGCGGGTGTTGTACCACTAGCCGTTACAGCGGGGAACTGCTCAAGCGATACGCCTGGATCTGGCACCCGCCACATCATCTCAAAATAATCGTTCTCGGCAAGCTCAAGAACGAAGTTCATCGCGGCGATTAGTCTGCTCGCTGATCCAGTTGACTTCCTAGCCTTGATGCCAAATTGACTGTTTGACCCTGGGACATCGACGCCGTTCTTGCGAAACCAGATGTCAATCTCTTGCACATCGTTGGTTGTGTTGATGAACTGAGCGGAGAACTGGATGTTATAAACACCGTCCTGCGTCACCTTGATGCGTGACGGAAGATTCCCGCTGATCGCAGTAGATGACACGGTTTGAGATGCTGACACCTTGTATGTGCCAACTCCTCCAGCTGTACCAGTCAACTGCTCAACGATGCTGGTGTTGGCCGTAATGCCGGTCCCGGTGATAAGCATCGACGGGAAAATTGATCCCGCAGAGATAGCCGATACCGTCAGAGTCGTGGTGGCGATTGATCCGGTAAATGACGCGGTACGCGGATCAAGCGAGATGCCGTTACTGTAATCTGTTGTGTCGAATCGAAAGTAGTACGCTACAGCAGCCGATCCATCAGTCTGGTCTGTCGTATCCTGAAAGGCACCATAAGGCGTATTGAGGTACTTGCCGCCGCGAGGAGAGAGCAGCGTCGAGATGATGTTATTTAGCCGCGTGAAGTAGGTGCGCAAAACGCCGCTGCTCTGATCGACATAGCCTCGGTCGTACACAGACGGAGCAGACCCCACATCAGGGGTGCCCGGTGTTTGCAGTTGCTGATTAAGGTTCGTTGCCATCAGTCAGACAGAAAAAGTGCGCGCTCGTCTTTACGGCGTTTATCCAGTCCAGGCAGCACCTTGCCGCCACCCTTGTTCCATAGCAGGAAGCCATCTGCTGCGGCCTCCCATTCGCCGCGATTGGCTTTCATTCGAATCGTACTGCGCTGGAGGTTGCCAAGTCCTACATTGAAGGCAAAACTGACCAGAGCGTCAAAGCGGCCTTGACTGCCAGCACAGCCGGGAATAAGTCGAAGAACACCACGTTCAAAAGACGCGACATCAGACGCGAAGAGATCATCAGTTTCTTGCTTTGACCAGACACGACTATCCTCCGGCTTGAGCGGCAACTCCCTGCGAATCATCGGCACCGGCTTGTCGCCAGTACGCATCATCGGCAGCCTAATCTGCTCCTGATACAAGACATGGCCGTAACCGATTGTCCAGATGTGAGCCGGGCACAAGTAAGGGCGATTTCGATAGCCCTCGTACTTGTGCATCAGATCAGCGCCGACCTTGCTTAGTTTCACTTTTTGTTCCAGTTTCTAGAACCAAACCAAAATCCAATAATACCGCCAAGCATCGCCATCTCGTCAGGGCTGAAGATGATGTCCGAGTACTTCAGCACATCGTCCATGCTCTTGATCATGCCGGGGTTGGAATAGAGGTAGTAGCACAGGAACAGGTTGATCAGCACCAACTCAATCACGAAGATGTAGGTCACGGTCGGGCGCACAGTGCCGACGTAGGATGCGACCCATTTGTGGGCTTTCTCCAGCACCTGCTCGTCATGCTTGAGCGCGGCCTCAGTCATCTGCGCCTCGGTCTGCATCATGACCTGATCGGTGCGGATTTCCTCGATGCGCTGCTGCGCGGCGTAGCCTTGAGCAGCCAAAGCCAGCTCGCGCTCGTTCTGGAGTCGCGCCATTGCAAGCTCGTGCTTTTGGTCGGACTTGCTTTGAAAGAAATCAAGCAGTTTTGGCAAGCCGCTAATCAGCAGGCCGCCAAGAGTAGAGATGAGTGACAACATTAACCAGCTCCTTGTGCTGTTGCTTCCATAATGAACCAAATAGTTGCGCCAATAGTCACGACAACCACCAGCCCGCCGATGAGGATGATGAACAACTCATCAAGCTCCTGCTGCTTTTTCTTGGCGGCTTCCTTCTTTCGCCTGGCAGCGTGAGCCGCATCTGCTTCAATCTGCTGGGCGCGGGCCGCGATGCGCTGCCAGACGTCCATCTTGTTGCTCTGAAAGAAGAGCATCTTGATCTGATTCTCAAACTCCTTGGCCTGCTCGATAGCCATCTCAAGCTCAAGAGCTTTCCCCAATGCGCTACCCTTGAACTCGCCCTGCTGAGACTTCTGCACCACCTCGATGGCATCGGCCTTGGCGTCGAAGTACTTGCCAAGGACCGGGCCGAGCGATGTCACATCATCGACCGTCGCCGCGACCTTCTTTACAAGCTCAACGGCTGACGAGATCGCTGCAAGGGCGGTGATGGGGTCTAGCATGTTAGCTGCCTTTGATGTGCCCTGCGGCCCAGGTGATGACGCCACCGACAGCGGAGGCGATGGTCATGCCCATCCAGAAACCGCCTTTGCCCTTGTTGGCAAGCGCAAGCAGCTCCTCGATCTGGCGCTCCATCTTGTCGAGCTTCTTGTCGATTACTTCAAACCGCCGCTCGTAGTCCTGGACGCGCTGCCACATTGCTCCGTAGCGCACCGGATCAATCTCTCCAGGCTCCATATCTCACCTCAAGCAGGCCAGGTAAGTTGCAGCGCGGCCAGCTCGTCAACGGTAGAGCAGGCTTTGATCGCTGTCTCGTTCACATCAGATGCAGCGCGAATGGCAGCGCGATCAGCCAGCGTATCGGCATCTACTGCCTTCACGCCTTCGGCAGCGCGAACCACCTTCCAATCCGTTACGGCCAGCAGAGTACCGGCAGTCGCTTTGACCTGAGCAACCATGCTGTCCTTAAGCTGGTCTATGTCTTTTGGAATACCTGGACCCCAATAGAACCTGTCATCGTATGGCACAGGATCAGCAGCCTCCGTAATGCCAATTGCAGCGCGCTCTTCCTGGCTTGCAAGGCGTATCCAGTTGGCTGGGTATTGAGTGCCATCTGCTGTGGTGAATGGCACATCAAGGCCGAGAGGTTTGTTGTCGAGTAGGAACATGGGTTACCTCGCAAGAGCGTTTTTGAATGGGTGTTCGGCAAAGGCGGCAAAAATATAGATCTCGCTACCGTCATTGAAACTTGAGCTTCGCATCTTGAAGCCATTAGCCGTTACGTCAACGTCACCAATGGATGTCTCAGCGCCTGATGTATTCGCCAGAAGACCAGACGTAATGACATTGGTCGTTCCTCTGGCGGTGTCATGGATACTCCAGTTAACCCCAGCCGTGACAGTCCCCTTACGCAGAATCCACCTCGGCCTAAACCCGCAGAACACAAACGGCCCGTCTGTGCTGCCGTTGCCGGTGTAGCTGCCGAAGCGCGAGAAGCCTGCGACCTCGGAGAAGAGGTAGGCGACCATCGAATAGCCTGATCCGTTCGTGCGGTTGGCAGAACCTACGGAGAACACCGAAGACGTTGGCGCTGTGCTGTTCCAATAAATGCCGGTGACTTGTGTGGCGACCGTGGTTTCAAGCTGCAATGCGCCGCCCGCACCAATGCTGGCGTGATACACGGCCCAGCCGTCCGTCCCGTTTGAACGCGGCTTGGTGATTATCATCTTTGGCGCAACACCAAGCGAGTGGCTAATGTTCTGCGATGTACCATTGCCCGTGTACGTCACGATGTCGAAGCCCTGCGTAGCGCCTTCTTTCCATTGCCAGCCTACAAAAGCCTCGCCAGAATTATTGCCACCGATTGCGCTTCCAAGCGTAAAGCCGTTGCTGTTGAACGCAGTTACACCAGAAACTGTTTGCTCTGCGTTCGTCAAGTTCGAGCCGAGATAAGCTGTTGCCCCACGAACACTGTCAAACAACCCGTGATCTCGCGCTGCACCTCTTGACTTGTACCAAACCAGATCAGGCTGCATTGAGCCGCTGTTGGTGACAGACAAGGTGCTGCCGTTGCCCGTGTAGGTCGTCGCATCAAAATACTGATTGCCCTTCAGGATCGTCGGCGCAGGCAGGTTCAGCGTGTTCAGTGCCTTGAAGCCGCTGGGCGGGGTGTAGGAGAAGGGGCGCTGGCCGAAGTTCGTTGCCAACGTCTGAGTGGTGCCTGTCGAGCGATAGATCTCGGCAGTTGGAAACCATGGCTCTCCGCTACCGATAGAGCTGAACGCGGTTCCTTGCGAGACACCGTTTTTGTAGAAAGTCAGCGTTTGTGCGTCGGCATCCAATGCAACGCCGATCACATCGCCGTTGTTGTAGGTTGCACCATATGCGCTTGCAGACCCTGCTCCCCACTTAAACCCATCATTCAGGTACTCGTAGCCGCCAGAGTTTGCACCGAGTCCGTTTCCTGCCGGCCAGTTGACGTTTCCCAATACGATGCCAATGCCAAGCCACTGACCGGCACCGGCATCCTTAGCGACAACATTGACCTCCCAGTACCATTTGCCGGTGGACACGCCCATAGTGCTTCTTGATCCAAAGTACGCATTGGATCCAGCGCCAAGGGTGACCGTGATGTTTCCATCTGTTGGGGTAATGCGGTTGCTGCGATGCTCCAGCGGATTCATCACGCAGTAATTCCCCCGCCCATTGCCGCCGTCAGCCCACTGCGTCGGCACATCCAGCATCGAGTCGTAGGTCGAGCCGCTGGTCACGCTGATGTTGTTGGGTGTCCAGTTGTTGCCGTTGCCGCTGTAGTCCTTGCCGATGGTGGCTGCGGTGTTGTTGCTGTTGTCGCTGAAGTTCAGGAAGAAGCCATTGGTGCCGTAGGTGCCGGTGTACTTCTTGGGTTTCCATACGCCTGTGATGGAATCAGTCTCACCGAAGCTGCTGGGCGTGAGCGCCTGGCCGTCGATGAAATTGATCTCGGTGATGTAGCCGTCGAAATAGTACGCAGCCGCATCGCCGCGTCGGCCAATGGCGTGAACAACTGCGCTATTGAGGTTGAGGTCTGCGTTCTGAGATGGGTAAGTGGCGACAGCAAACGCTGTCTGCTGCACCCCGTTGACGTACATTTTTACGCGGTTGCTTGCAGTTGCTTGAGTGGTGTCAAAAGCCACAACAACGTGATACCACGCAGAAGGGTCACGGAACACTGCAGTTGTGGTGACTTCGTAAGCGCCGCCACTTGTGTCGCGAAAATGCAGTGCATCGCCATTGCCCGTTGTGCTGCCAAAAAAGCCAATGACCTCTCTGGTTCCTGCGTTTCCTAAGATGGCAGAGGTCGTACCAAGCGCTCCTCGTTTCGTCCATGCCGACAAAGTAAAGATGCGCCTTGATGTTGGCGTGGTAAATGTTCTGTCGAGATACGCACTCGCGCTTGAGCGCAGCCGCACAGAGCGGCTGATGTTGTAGCCCTCATCGGGCAGCAGCAGAGGATTGCCGATCATGGCACTCACTTGGTATCCCCCAGCAGGCGAGCGGTAATCCGGCTTGAACTCTCGACATAGTAGGCGAGGACATCCACCGCACTTGCAGTGGTGGTCAGAGTCGGCGCAACCCCCGCCGGAAACTTGAAGTTGCTGCCATAAGCCAGAGTGCGAGACCCGGTGCCGTCTTGCGTAATCACGATAACGCCGTGCTGACCTGCCGTAAGGTTGGTCGGGTTCGCCAGGGTGCGATTGCCGCCAAGAGTGACGGAGAAGTTATTGCCTGCGCTGAAGTCAGGCGTAATCGTCGAGCCATCGGTCAAAGCCACCACGGTGCCGCGCTGCGCTTTACTAAATGATTGAGTCGTCCCAAGACCGGCCACAGTGGATGTCGCACCGTCAAGGTACGACAGTTCAGTCGCGCTGATCGTTGCGCCGTTAGCCGAGATCGTGCCAGTCAGGCTCATCGAGCCAGCCACCGCCAAGGTCTTGCCAGATCCAACATTCAAGCCGACCGAGGTGCCAGTGCCAGCAGCGG